TGAAGACCGCGAAGTTTCGCGGCCGGTTGACTAAAATAGTCGCAGCAGCCATGTGCTCTCCTTATTTGAACTCAATGATGTAGGGCTGGACTTCCTCGACGTACGGAGTCGCCTGTGACTGCGCGCTGCCCGTCTCCGCCCGGTTCCCAGTAAGGCACTTCGTACTCACGTACTTTGTCGTACTTCTCTTTCAGGAACTCAAAGACGCGCTTCGAGACTTCCGTCCATCGGTTGGGCTGCAAAGACCACCGTTCCTCGACAGGCTTGCCTGTCGCAGTCGTCCCGTTGATACTACCGGAGAGCGCATAGTTCACTCCGCGAAGACGAACCCGGTAGGATTCCTTCGTCGCGATGGACGGCTTCTCGTCCTTGTGAGCTGAGTCCGCTGCTTTAGCCATTAGTCTACCCTTTCCACCATGGTGATTTTCTGACGGTTGCCCGCCCGCGCTTCCTCGAACCGCTCCGCCCATTCGCGTTCGGTCTCGTAGTCGCGCTTGACTTCTACGTGATCGCCACGATCCTTAATGCGAAGGAGACCTCCAGAGCCCCCGTAACTACAGTGACTCCCCTGCCACCGCTCTGCCATGGCGTAGGCATCTCTCTCCTTCATGCCCTTCTGAACAGTCACCCCTTGCAGCGTCACGCGGTAGAATCGAATTCCGAGGTCCCTCGCCATTAAGTCTCCTTGTACACTGACCCCGGCCTGTTCACGAATCGTGAACAAGCCAGGATCGTGAACGCTTACAAGCTGACGAAGTGCTGGATCTCAAGCAAGAAGGCTTGATTGAGAATGGTCCGCGCGTCGTACTTCAGCCAGCCCACGGTCGCCCGTTGGTTGAGAGGGTCAGCCGTACCGGCCGAACCCAGATCCTTCTTGATGACTCCGCCGTTACCCATCGCCATGTTGATACCGCCAGCGGCTTCCTTACCGACGATGAAGATGGAGTACAAGTCGCCGTAGCCACCCGTATTCTTCACGTCCGCGTTGGCGGTCGTCACACCAGTCGCCCCAGGCAAGAAATACCCGTTCGGCGAAATGAGATACCGCACGCCGTTCTTGTCGCTTCCGCCCTCACCGACCAAAGTGGCCGAGCCGTTGGCATAGTCAACGGGGAGCACAAAGCCCTCGATGTGTCGAAGGTCAAAGTAGCTCCGTTCGTCAGCCAAACCCCAGTAGGACGGCATGATGCTCGAAGACCCAATCCGCTGCGATGCGAAGACAGCGGGGCTGAACGGCTGCATCTTATTGATGCGGGCCGTACGAATTGCCCGGTCCAAGATCGCACGGTCAAGGATCGCGTTGACAGTGCCGAAGACGTACCGCTCGCGTACACGATGTTCGTCGCGTCCGCCCACATGTCGCGGTAGAGTTCGTCGAACGTCTCACCGGCTTGCTGCCCGAGCAGCTCGATGTTCTCCAACGCCTGCGGGTCCGGCTGAGTATTAAGCACCATATCGGAGTCTTCGATGAAGTCTCCGTAGGGCTTAATCGTCATGGACACGTCAGTCTTCGTTTTCTTTTTACCGGCCGGAGGAGCGCCTTCGTTCAACGGGGTCTTGGCTTTCGCCAGAGCCTCGAAGCGCCGGAAGATCATGGTCTTACCAGTCCGCTGTTTCAAGCTGTACTTGCGCACAGGAACTTGGTGAATCAGCGGATACGTCGAACGCACAAGCAACAGCGTGTTGTACACGCTTTGCGTAGCGTCAGAGCTGGTGCTGTCAGTGAATTGGGTAGTTAAGTTCTCAGCCATTTAACCGCCGCTCTTTAGCCTCTCGATGAAGTCCTCAAAGGATTGAGTACCCGGCCCAGGCATCTGGATGCCCTTACCCTTCGTCCCACCCTTGACGCCCGATCGAGAGCTTTCGACGCGGCCTCCTCTACGTTGTTGATGAGTTCTTTCCGTGCTGCCACGGCATCGCGCCCCACGAGTTTCGGATTGCGAATGATCGCGAGTGCCACCGCGAGCATCTGGCCCATCGGGCCCATCTTCTGCATCAGTGCCCGGTGTCGATTGTATTCGCGTTCGCCAGCCTTGAAGGCTTCGCTTTCGTGGTCCTTGAGTGCCGGAAGGGTCTTCAGGAAGTCGTCTTGAATAGCCGCAAGACTTTCCTCGATGTGACCCCGTTCCTCGTCTTCTTTCTCTTTGATCGCACGGTGACTTCGGCGCGTTTCTCTTTTGCTTCGTCCAAAAGATCCTGCGCAACCTTAGCACGCGCAACCCGCTGCTTCGCGCTCTCTTCGGCTTCGGCATCGCCTCGCGCCTGAGCAACGTGCAACTTCGCGGTAGCATCGACAAGCTCGTCTCGCCATTCGTTCGAGACCCGCTTGAAGTCGGTGTCTGACATCTTCGTCAGCTTGACGACTTGACGGTCCTTCTCCGATAGCTCCTTGGTGTCGGACTTCTCGGCGAGCTGGTTCACCTTCGCTTCGAGGGATTCGAGTTTCTCGTCCTTCTCACGGTTCGCTGCGCGAACGCGCTTCAATTCTTTGCGAAGCGCCTTAACGGAGGCCGGTTCACTCTCGTCTTTGTGTCTTCCTCTTTGCTCGATTCTTCCTTCTCGTCGGATTCCTTTTCGGTCTCGGCTTCGTCGGGCGCAGACCCCGGATCTTTCTCTGCCGTTTCGTCTGCCGATTCCTTCGCCTTCTCTTCCTTCTTGTCTACGGCCTTGCCCGCGAGCGCAGCCGCAAATTCAGGAGAGTTAAAATCCATCTCGGGAGAACTGTCCATAATGCCATCTGACTTCGACGACGCAACTTTACAGCCACAATACCTCCACCGCCCGATTACCCCGGCGACAGGCGCGTACGACGACTACGCAAATTCACGTCCGTGGGACTAGCTGGTAAGGCCGTCCCGATTTAGTTTCACAAGCGCACGAGACAACGTACTGACGATCAACTCTTCTTGCTGTCGGGCATGCCCCTCGTCATTGTTCATGAACGCGAAATGCACGTGCAACAGCTCATGCACCAAAGTCAATTCATAGTCGGCGTCGTCTCCTTCCTTGTGCGCCGAAATATCCTGTACCGAAAGGATGTCGATGTCCGCGTCCTTCGAGTCCGTGTAGCGTCTACACAGCCCAAGCACGTCGTGGTCAGACATCTGGTATCGGCGCTTTACGTTGACGGTGATGTTCCAGTCCTGCAACCGCAGCAGCCGTTGCCACATGGGAAGCCAGGTGTATAATTGGGCATAAGGTCTACGTCGTTGGCTGGCACGTCAGACATGGTTTATCCTCTGGGTCAACGAGTGGGTCTACGAAGCCATGATCGAGCGCCCAGCGATAGCCGAGCACCAGTCCACGGAGACGCCACAGTGCCACAGAGATGCCTGCGTTATGCCCATGCTTGCCGGACTTCTCAGCCGCGCACAGGGATTCCTCCATCGCCGCGAACTGGTCGGTAGCATGTTACCTCTTGTTGCTCATCTTCGGAGATTGCGTGTGCGAGGGAAGCTCCTTGGCCGGAGTAGCCTTCGCAGAATACGACGCCTCCTTCGACTTCGATTGACTGGCCGTGTTAACCTTGACCGATTGATCGTACGTGCCTTCCTGTCGAACAAACTCAGTCGCCATTAGCATTTCTCCTTAAACTTAAACCCGAACCCGGTGGCTTTGGCTTTCTTGGCTTTCATCTTCTTCGGCTTTGACGGTGACATCTTGGGGGACATTAGGGCTTGGCTTGCCATCTTCCTCCGCTTTCCTTTTCTCCAAGTACGTTTTGATTACGCGCAACCCCGCGACAGCGGGACACGCCTGCGGAAAGAACGGGCAGAGCGCGCCTCCAATCAGGATCAGCGCGCCCACCCCGGTAATTACATCATCGTTCATTCCTGCTCTTTCTTCTCGCCCTGTCCTCCGCTTGTCCCGTCCATCCCTTCACCGCTCGACGGGGCACCGCCGAAGGAGTTTGCTCCCCCTCCGGCCGCGCCACCCTTGATCGCGTTCATCGCGTTTCCTATCGCTCCGCCGCCCCCTTGTGGAGGCATGGACGGCGGGAGCATCATGTCCCGCTTGAGCCCTTCGGCGAAGCGTGTCGGAAGATCGG